CTCTTGGGCCTGTCACCCTGCCCCATCGGTTACCTGCTCGGGCCGGTGGGGCACCTTTCCATGAGTCCAAGGGAAGCCTATGAATCTCGGAGAACTGCTCGACTTCTGCGGCAACTTGCTGGACTACGACCCGAGTAACGACACGTATCGTTCGCAGCTCGTGAGCCTGCTCAACGATGCGCAGACGCGCACCCTCACAGACCGCCCATGGGCCTTTGCCTCACGGGACCGGAAGTTGCGCGTCTTCACGGACACCACCCTGAGCCTTGGCTTCACCAACGGGCAGGCACAGGTCACAGGGTCAGGCCTGCCCACCTCGGCTGACCCGGTCACCCCAGGCAGCGCCCTCGCAGGTGCTGAGCTGGAGGTCACAGACTCCGCAGGGACGGTGCAGAGCTATGTCATTCAGTGGGTGGAGCTGACCACCAGGCTGTACCTCGACCGGGCATTTGAGGGAGTCACGGGCACCTACACGGCCACCATCAAGCGCCGTGAGGTCTATCTGCCCTCGGACTGCATGACCCTGCAGAATCTCAGCGACCCCAAGGTGGGCATCCCAGCCAAGGCCATGTTCTTGAGCAAGTGGGAACGGGAAGACGCCAACCTTGACCCCTCGCTACTGGGAGTCATTGAGGCCTTCTTGCCATCCGAGGGCAGGCGCGTCCCTGCGCCCCAGGTCCCCAGGGGTGTGGCCACAGTCGCAGGCAGTAGTCAGGGAGTGCGCACCATCAACCTCTACATGGTCAACGTAGAGGGACCGGATGCGCAGAACTTCCCCTCCTACCGTCCAAATGTGTCCAGCGGTTACGAGTCGACTTTCTCGAAGGTTGCCACGTTCGACCTGAGCGACTCCCAGACCCTGACCATGACGCCCGAGACCATCCCCAATACCACAGGGCTGTATCGACGGTATTACTTCACTTGCCCGCAGGCCAACATCCTTGCACCTGTGCGTATCCGGCACGCAGACACCGAAGACGCGCTTGCTGAGCAGGTAGACACCGTGGCCCCTACGGGCGGCATCACCCTCAAGCCCAACCTGAGCCTTACCAAGCTCAGTACCCAAGGCTTCCAGGCTCGCGCTGTTCGGTACCGCTGGAATCAGGCAGCGGTTTACCAGTCGGTGCAGCTGTACCCTCACCCGAGTGGAGACCAAGAGGTCAACGTGCGCCAGGTCATCGCACCCGCCCGGATGCAGGAAGACCAAGACGTGCCCCTCGTGCCTGCTGCATACGCTCAGGTTGTGGCCTATGCGACCCTTGAAGCCCTGAGCCTCAAGGTGGACAATGCTGCCCTCAGTCAGGTCTACATGCGCAAGAAGGACATCCTCTACAAAGCCATGGAGCAGCGGTACCTCAAGGAGGTACCGCGCCGAATCGTCAAGGGTACGCCCACAGCTGGCTACCGCTTTGTTCGGAACCCCTACGGCCCCCTGACGTTCTCATGAACCTCTCCCAGTACCAGACGCCCCTGGCTGGGGGCCTCGGCACCAGGCTGCCCCAGAACCCACAGGATGCGGGCAAGCTCGATAACTGGACCCTTGACCGGGTCTCGGGCGGGTGGTCGTCTCGGGTCGGATACGAGCGGTACCGGGTGGGGTCGACCAACTGGGAGCCCTTCCAGAATGTTGGGCCTGTCTACGCGCTGCATGTTGCGCAGCAGCTCGCCGGCGGTGCGCGCCAAGCGGTGCTATTTGAAGCAGACGGCAATTTGCATTTCTACTACGACGCAACGGCGGCTCCTGCCCTGCGCACCCTCGCTACCGGTCGCCACATCCCCACACCCACCGAGGCAGGGGCCTGCTTCACGGACACCCCACACGGCACTATCATCACCAACGGGGTCGACCGGCCTGTAATCGTGGACCCGTGGCCCCTGGGAAATTTGTCTGAGTCGGCTGCCGCTATCGCTCGCTGCATCCGCCCCCTCGGGTTCTCGTCTTTGCCCGGGGCGCCCGAGCTGCTGCGCGTCGAGCCGATGCCTAAGCCTGTCATTTCCGACTACAACCCACCAGTAGTGGGCAGCGCCATCACTATCTGGTGCCCGGTCAATCCCTCGGCCATCGCAGACGGTGGGCGCTGGGGTCTTGGCTTCAGCTCAAACCCGAGTGGTGAGCCTGGAGACAAGGAATCCCTCTTTGGCTACGCGGTTTCCTTCATCTCAGACACGGGAAGCGAGGGGCCTGCAAGCGAGCTGGCAACCACCTCCTGGGGGCTGCCCACTGACGCTGTAGGCCTGCGCCATGCTGTAGGCATGCGCATCCCCATCGGGCCAGAGGGAACGGTAGCCCGTCGCATCTACCGCACACAGAACATGAGCGACGACTTTACAACGGCAGTGGGTGACACCACCCTCTACACGTTGGACACGGTCCGAAACAACGCAGAAGACCTGTACTTTGACGCGCAGCGCCCCACCAACGTCAGCTTCCCAAAGCCCGACCTGGCTACCGGTCCGCTACCTGCCCCTCGGGCGCGCTTCTCGGCACTATTCAAGGGCAGCCTCTGGTTGGATGGCGGAATCAGTGACGGCTTCTCGCTGTACTTCTCAGCCCCTGGCCTTATCGAGCAGTTCGGGGCAGCCGACTACATCCAGCTTGGTGCCGAGGGTGGCGCCATCACAGGCCTCTTCAGCAACTACACCACGCTCTTGGTGTTCCGGGAACGTGGCATCGATGTGGTGACGGGCACCTATGCCACGGGCTTTCAAGTCACGACCATCAGCAACTCCATCACCTGCCTGAGTCCCCACACCATTCAGGCCGTGCCAGGCCTTGGGGTCGTCTTTTTGGCTACCGATGGAGTCTATGCCCTGACCGGTGGCCTTGAGGGTGGCGCCATTCAGGACGCCATCAACCTGACCATAGGGCAGGATGAGGTAATCGAGCGCTTGACCCCAGACTGCCTGTCCAAGGCTGTGGCCATCTTTTCGGCGCAGCTCCGTGAGTATCACCTCTACTTTCCAGCCAACGGACAGGACCGATGCAACCGGGGCCTGGTGCTGCATGTTGACCGGCTGTCATTGATGGACACCAGGCGCCTGAGCCCGTGGAGCATGCGCAGAGGCTTCCCTGTGGGAGCGCTCGCTACTCGAGCAGACGGTACCGTGCTGTTCGGACACCACACCGGCAACGAGTCAGGGAACGCTACCTCGGAACGCGGCCTCTTTGTCCTCTCGGGCAAGCGCGCCATGGGGTCAGTCGTCGTAGAGAACGCCATGGTCGACGACCCGCCACCCAAGAGCACCTACCGCTCAGCCTGGTGGGCAGCCGGAGACCCGCAGCTACAGACGCAGGTGGCCTATGTCACCATCTGGGTGATGACCACAGGTGATGCCACCATCACAATGCGGCACCTCAAGGACTTTGACCTCGTGCCCGTGCTTGAGCGCACCTACTTGGCGCAGCCCCCTGACGCTGCTGTGCTGCCCACACTGGACAAGACCATCCTGGGCCAAAGCACCTACATCAAAGAGCGCCTGGTGCCCCTGCGGTACAGTGTGGCGCACATGTCTGCCTCTTGGTTCTGCTTCGAGCTGGAGACTACAGCAGACATCATCCTCGTGGGCCACGAGTACGAATTCACCACCAAGGGCACCAAGGTGGTCATGGGGCGGCGGGCATGAAGAAGTGGACACAGCGAGACGCGACCACAGGGGCCAGCGTTTCCCCTGGTGCGCTCAATGACGAGCTGCGCGCACAGCAGAGCAGCATCACCACACTCGACCGGGACCAGCTGCCTGATGCCTATGTGACCACCAACCGGCTGAAGGATTACGCCCTGATGCGGGTGTACAAAGACGCGGAGTTTCCCACAGGCGGTCAGCAGAACACGGTGGTCGACAGCACCAACGTGCCCACCAATGCTTGGAACGCTGCCACCTTCCAGATTTACCCGGGCGGGTGGCAGAACTGCAGCGATGGAGTGGCCGAGACCCTGACCGGCTGGAAGGGTGGGCACCTCCACATTGAGTGGGCAGGTAATGCCTACATCATGGGGGGTATGTGCTACGGCCTCAATCAACCCTACCCAAAGACTCCGCGCTACCTCAACCTGCGCATCACAGCCAACGGGGTGACCATCGCGGAGAAGCGCGGACCGGCCTATCATGAGGCCTTCCGGGTCATCGGCTCGTCACTTGTGCCACAGGGAGACGTTACCCTGCGCTTCCAGTGGAAGATTGACGGTCCCTCTCAAGATGACGCAGTCTTCAACTCAGCTGCGCCCAGCTCCACCAGCGAGCGCATCCCGCAGGCCCACCTATACAGCATGCGGTACCTCGCCATTGGGAGATGGGTATGAGTAGAATCACCACAGACCCGGTGAGTCCTGGCGATGACCTCAACGCGGCCAGCCTCAACGACCGATTCACAGCCTACACCCAGACGGACCTAAACCAGTTCAACCACAGGGACGCGGCCCACGACCTGCCCCAGTTCGCTACCGGCTTCATGTTGACCCATGCGCAGACGCAGGGCATCGGCTCGAACGACTGGAAGCACAGCAGCTTTGTGACTGTAAACGGCATGACCTCGATGCCTGCTGCAGCCAGCCCAGTCGCCAACGGTTCCGGGGCGGTGTCAGAGATGAGTTTCGGGGCAGGCCTGACCGTTG